TCCCATGGCTCGCATGATCTTTCCCAGACGCATAGACCGCCTGCCCTCATTCGGAATATGAAACCAGACACAACGCAAACGCCCAGCTTTTGTCTCGTTCCTGCACCAGTTTGCAAAGTCTATACATATCTGTGATTCAGGTCCGATACCCTTACCTGTCACATGTTGTTGTGTGATCCAACTCGGTTCTGTGTCAGTCACCTTTTGCGCACAACTTAAACATGTAGTCGTATATGAATGCACCGCGTCTGCGTTGAACTAAGATAATCTCTTTGTCTTCATAGCGTTTGTAGAAACTTTTTGCCATGCGTTCAATCGCTGGATCGAACTGCCGATCTCTAAAGATATAACCTGTGTAGTATATTGTGTAGCCATTCATCATACATAAAATATACATTGACACAACCTCACGGTCACCTATATTTAAATTCTAAAAGCTTACAGAAAAGTATAAAAGAGTATAATCTTACTGTAAAAAAATAGTAGTTGTAGTTTTTTGTAAGCTATTGTAATGTCACATCACACACAGTAGAGGTAATACATGAATAATTTTAAACTACCACACACATCTGCATCGGATACAAATTTGATGCATGACAACCCTTTTGCTTGGCGATGGAAACACGCAGACTTTTGGGGAAGGAATCCTTATCAAACTAAGATCACACCAGTTCTGCCAAGAGGCAATGCCGTTGAACACGGCGGGGATCAGATCCTTTTGCATCAGGCTAGCACATTAGATGCCAGTGACGCGGCACAAAAAGATTTTTTATTGCGTGTTAAAAAAGAAAAAGCCATTGATCTTACTGAAGAAGAGGCAATTCAGTATAATGATATACCAACATATATTAGTCAGCTACATCGCGCACTAAACAGCGATGACTTCAAAGAATTAGAGCTAGGTAAATTTATATCACGGCAGGGTTTTCATAAAGATATAATACAGACGCAGGCTGGCGAGATGGAATTTGTTGGATACAGCGATTGGACTTTTGAAAATGGTACGGTGGATCTCAAATCGACAACCGCTATACCCTCAGTTATGCGTGACAGCCACGCCTTTCAGCTGGGGTTTTATGCCGATATGACTGGGCTTGATCAGTACTGCCTGTACTGTAAGCCAGTCGGTGCGTTGACACCTACGGGTAAAGTTAGCAAGGCTGTCGGCTTTGCCTTCAGGAAACTTAACAAGACACAACAGGAATTTGTACGCAGTGAGCGTATCGCAAGAGCGAAACACATAGCGGCAATGTATAGCTTATCTTGGGAGCAGGCACAGTATTTAACTATGCCCCGTGACATAGGTGGCTTCCGTTGGGATGACGGATTACGTGAACTAGCAAATAAGGAATGGGGTATATTAAAATGACAGATGAAACTCAGGATGTAGTAGAAAAATTTCCATCTATTGTGCGACAGGCACCGGCAAATCAAATCGCTAACGCGCTCGTACAGTGTTGTGGCGATCTCGTTGAACCCGTCAAACATGGTGTAGGTAACTTTCGAAACACTTACGTGACGTTGCCAACAATCTTAGAACTGCTTCGACCTGTCCTGTTTAAACACGATCTCACTGTGCAACAGTATCCTTCGTCAGATGGTAAGTCACTTGTGACAGCTGTCATGCACAAATCGGGCGAGGCATTCACATGTACATATCCCTTGGCATTACCCGCCACTGTATCTAAAGGCGGCAGACCAAACTGGGATTTGCAATCCACCATCAGCTATGCAAGACGTTATGCTTTGATGATGGTGTTTCAGCTAGCGGGGGATGAAGAAGATGAACCTGCTGGTCAGGTGGGTAGTGGTGAACATCACCCACCAACAACAACCCCTGCGCTTGGGGATGCCGGTAGGATTGCCGACACAAGCGTACCATTTTAACCACACGGAGTAATACTATGACTATCGAATATCAGAATAAAGCGAGTATCTTTCAGCCAACATATAATGCAGATGCCAAGGTGGCAGGCGAAGGCTCTATCTCAGGCACTGAAGCCGAACATAGACTGCTGTTTATGAAATCATCTACAAAGGGTGGATCCCCAATCTTCAAAGTGTATGCGGAACTTGGTGCAGTTTTTCCATCCGACTACTATGAAGAGGGTGGCAACAAACCTAAATACAAAGGGACAGTCAATGTCAATGGCTACGAGCAAGACCTTGCACTGTGGTCTCAGGCATCCAATGGAAAGGCTTATCTGTCCGGCAAAGTATCTGACAAGTACGACGCTGGATCAGGCGATACGACAACAGCAGGCCAAACAAATTCACCAGCGGATTCTATTCTCTAGTGGCATTTGAAGTCCAAGCAAAAGTACTAACCCCCAAGGATGTCGCATACATTCTTGGGGTGTCGGTTGGCACGTTGCGCAATTGGAGACAGCGCGGCAAGGGACCGCCGTATATGAAGATTGATCCTACCAGTAATCATGCGAGGCCACGTTACGAATTAACTATGTTGGTTAGCTGGATGAAGGAGAGTGGGCTTGGTGAAAACTTCGAAATCCTTTGAGTATCACGACTATGACATTACCACTGTCATCTTAAATACGAGAGAGCTAGCCTTTGCCAAACACATTGCTGATAGACGCAATGACAAAGCAGAAGGCGTGAGATCTGCTAGAATTGCAACCAACAGGACTGATTTCAGCATCCATCAGCAGGGTGCTGAAGCAGAGATTGCTGTGTTTAAACAGCTTAACTGGCCTGTAGATATAAGCGTTAACAAACATGGCGGTGACGATGGTATCGATGGATACTGCGGCAACCATAGCGTACAAGTTAAATCATCACGACATTGTCCACCCTCTATGATATTTAATTATGCAGGAGACTTTCGAGCAGACGTTGCCATCGCCTGTTTAGTTAAACCGAAAGGACACGTTGACATCTATGGATACATAACTCGTCAAAGGTTTATGTCTATGTTTATTGTTAAGGATTATGGTTACGGAACTCGCTTGGTTGTAGAACCCAAGCATTTGAAAGCATTCAGTAAACTAAATAAAGGAGTTGATGAGTCAGCAAGGGTTACCTTCATTTCGGAAAATCCTTGACCATTATTAAATAATTTATTGTATCTTTGTTGCCGTAAACTATAGTAAACTACAATAACCTCAATTAAATGGAGTGAAAGAATGGCAAAAAACCTAACACACACGGGTAATTTGACTGTCAGAAATTTACAGCGTGCATACAAAAAATTAATGTCTTACACACCCAAGAAAAAACCTCGCGCTTATGTTTGGGACACTAGTATACCGGGTCTTGGAGTGAGAATACTGAACCCCAGTGGAACTATGACTGCTATTTACCGTACTAGGATCTATAGTGGCAACGGCAAATCATCATCTATGGAAAGAACTATTGGTAGAATATCCTTGGATGTTGAATCATTACAACACGCAATAGACGTAGGCATCTCCTTGTTTGAAAAACGTAGTGGTGGATTTAATACATCAGATTTAATTAGCAAACCTAGAATAATAGAAGAATTTTATCGCGATGTTTATCAAGTTGAACACAGAGATAAATGTTTAAACGGTGCGAAGAAATCTTCTCGCACAATCCAGAGAGATGAAAATATTGCAACACAACTTATAAAACGTGTTGGCAATATCAATTTAAACGATCCGAAAGTATATGATTTATTCGTTGACTGGAGGCATGAAGTAGTTGAAGAGGGTAAGAACCACCAGACACTACTGAAGGCCACTCAATTGATGCAACGAATATACCGCATGGGTATACGGCGAGGGTTGTGTGATCACAATTACCTCTTAGATTTTAAGAACCCGCCACACAAGCCACGTAATATGCATATACCACCGGCAGAAGTTGCTGAGATTTATAAGGCTTGCCTGTCTTACAAGTTGACTAGCGACAGGTTGTGGAAAAGGCTAGCTGACATGTTTATTTTAAAGATACTTCTTGGTACGCGAAGCGGTGAGTTGGTTGATCTAACTAAACAGGAAGTTGATTTAGAAAAAGCTATTATAATTATGTCACCAGAAAGAACCAAGACGCACAAAAGTTACAGGTTCAAGTTAAGTAATATGGCTTTAGATTTATTGCGGAATACAGCGTCAATGTCTGAGCCAAATAATCCTTTAGTGTTTGGTATCGACGGTCAATCATGCGCATCTTATCTCCATGAGTGGCATAAGATCCTAGACATGACAGGTTTTTATGGAGAACTACCTGCCGGTGGTAGATGGGGTAGCCAAACAAAAGACGAGCGTGTCTTAACAAGTGAGATGAAGGCTAGCAGACCACGACCACACGATCTTAGACACTCGTTTATTACCAATGCACGCGAGGCAGGCATCAGTCGCGAAGACGTGGCGTTAGCTGTACAGCACAGCAACACTAGAACAACCGAACTTTATGAGCATATGACTGACGAAATAAAGTCAAAGGTTATCTCTGCGCGTGAGGCATCACTGGTTACTGCACTTAATCAGTAGGGGTGTTGGAGGCGGCGCTTGCAAAGAGTGTCGCCTCATCCCTACGTCGGGATATCAAACCGTTTAAACGAACCCCTCGGCAATACACCCATCGTTTGAACTCTCCCTTGGCACCCTCAAAATTTGAACGGTTTATTCTTCTCCTGAGAGTAGAGCTTTTAAAGGCATTGCTTCCAAGGTTGTAGCAAAATGAAACACACGCACCAAACTGGTTGGGGTTTAGTTCCACCTTCAACATACCAGTAAGCCTGCGCTCGAATGCACGTAGTTCTTTTCGTAGCAGGGCTTCAGCCTCATCCCTTGTGATGGTATCACCATCCATAACCAGACGCCTGCCATTGATGTCGCGTGTGCTACCATAGCCCCAAGTAACTACTCCTGCACTGCAATGATATTTTGCAGAGCGGAAGCCTTCCCAGAATTTTATGAGGTCAGTTGCCTCTTGATTTGTTTGCATTATTTACTGGTCTCTTGTCTATACATCTTTCTATTTTTAAAAACTTTATTCGGTCATTAGAAACATGTCGCCATACGGTTCCTCTGCCATTGCTGACTTGGAATATAGTTTCATTGTGTGCAACCTTTATAATAATTGCCTCTTCCCCTTCGAGGTAACGGTGTTGCCCTTCGAACCAAGCTTCATCCCACTTAAATTTTAATCCAGCTATTAAGTTTGATGCCCAATCCTTCAACGCTAGAGCTATCACCATAGCTAAAGTTATTGCCATAAGTGGTTGCAACATCTCGATAAAACCGAAGCTAATTTCATTAAGGTTCATCGCTGGTAGTTCCATTACTTTTTATCCCGTGAGTTCCACAACTCAAATAAGGTCTTGATTTTTTCGCCGTGATTTTGTTTGAGTGACTCCAGATCCACGGAAATCTTAATTAGCTGATAGACTACGATGGCTATACCAACTACGATAGGCCAGAGTGTGCCTATCCAATCTAGAATTGTCCCCTCCATCGCGTCATCACCTATCCCGATTTACTCTTTTGAAAATGCCTTGCACCAAACCAGAACGAAATCACACAAGACAACATAGCCTGATCATATTCAGTGTATATAATCTCAGCAGCCTGCACCAACAGACCACCGTCAATTACGGTGAAGGCCCACAGCTGCACCGCTTTACATGACATATAGAGCAGGAGGAGAAGATACGAAATGAGAGGGCGCACGGAAGCACGTAGGGTGCCCACCCAGCCAGTATCTTTGAGGGACTGATCGTGCTTATATATGCTTTTAGTTTCTTGTATGTCTGCATGAGCTTCTATCTCCGTAAGTTTTAATTCTGCCTGTACTTTCGCCGCATCGATGTTGAGCGCGTGCATTTCTTTTTCGTGCTTGCGATCCTGCCACTCATCGAACATATCGAATACCCTTGGCAAGGCTGATGTTCCGAATCCAATAAGACTACCAATAATTGTAAGCATCAGTTTGCTCCTGCCCTTTGTTCTTTTCCGTACTGCGAAAGGAAGCCCTTGGATATGTGCGCACGCAACTGATCGATCTTACGCAACTGCTTCATTCGTTCGTTCTTCTTTTCTTCTGGGTAAGCCGCATTGTATATTGCACGACGATCTTTGTTCAGCTGATTGAGATCCTTTTTGAGTTTTTGTGCGCGTGAAACAAACTGCGCATCCAGCCCACGTTCAGCAAGCATTCCCGTTATAATCCCACCCGGATCCGTTTTGTTATTCTTCTCGATATTTTTTATTGCTTTATCAAGTGACAGTATTTCCTTGTTGATAAGGATCCGTGCCTCTTTTTCGTAGCTACTATATCGCGGAAATTCTGGTGGGTTGAACCTACCTACCGTAATTTGTCCTAGCGCCGTGTCTTTAAATTCCATAGGTGCAGGCGGTAACCCATTTACCTGCCTATAATACACGTCTGCCAGCGACATGACAACATTACCAATCTTCGGTGCCCAACTATCCAGCGCATTCTGTATACGTTGTGGTGCGAAGTTTGTCTCACGCGCAAGCGCAAGCATAACTTCGCTCGCCCGTGGGTCTGCTATCCCAGCGCCCTCGTCAGCAGTTCCCTTCAGTGGCAGTGAATAGGGTGGTATTATATCCCTGTCCCTAAACGTGTCCCTGTTTATCGCATCCTGTATGAATCCCTTTCCTAAAGGTCCAGCCATTTCGTAAGGGTTTACCTTAAAAATATTTACAACGCCGAACATCAACGAGTCCATTAGTTGATCCCCCGCTTTTTCTGCACCCCTAGCCGCAGCAAGCAGACGCTCTGGGATTGTCATGCCTACAAACCCCACCTCGAATGGCTTGGGTATTGCTATGTGCGGGTTGTCAATAACGCCATCTAGCGCACCATCGGGGAAAAATTTATCTAGATAGATGTGGAGATACAGATCCTTCGATACCTGTGACAACGCTTGATAGCGTTCATCATCTTCGTTTATTGCATAGAGCGCAGTGGCAAAGCCTGCCATGACACCCATAGTCGCATAGAAGTTTAGTCTGTTTTTGTTGTTAGATAGGGGTGACCCAGCGCGTGCTAATCTGTATGCACCCTGTGCCCGTGCGTTAAGAAATGGTACTGTTGTGACGAGGTATTCAACAATCTTGAACGCGCCTTTGTCAGCCTTGCCACGCAACGAAAAGTCTAATACCTCACGCGCACGGAACCCTGACTCTTCTTTTGTGAACCCCTGCTTTTGCGATGCCTGATAGACCGCAAGGCGGTTAGCATTTTCCGTCGCTTCCGACACACGATCTACTAAAGCCCACGCATTCTTTGCAGTTACAATCAATGGGTTACTGCTATCTCCTGTGGCTTTAGCGTAACGTCGCAACGCACTGCTTCGATGGTAGCCCCCGATAGGCGTGCCACCGTTTAAACGTACCTCACGTAGCAGGTCTGGGTTAGTGAACGACTGCCCTACACCCTTGATTGCACCCGTGATGGGTTCGTATCCACTAAACAAGGCGCGAGTACTGAGTGTATCACGCACCAAGTTTGCCTGCAGGAAGTCTGGCATCTTAGTTATCATCTGCGAGAATACGTTACGATTGAAGTTCATAAACCGCATGAAACTGTTAAGACTTCTGGTTGGTACATGGGCAAGTGCGTTAAACAAATCTACATCCTCAACCTTGTAGAATGTTTCGGTTGCATCTTCAGAAACGCCACGCACACTAACCACGTTTTCATCACGCATCTTAGGCTCGAAAACAAATACATCGTACAGTCCTTCAAGTGCGTCAATGTCTGTCTGTTCTTCTAGTATAGCGATGTCTTCGCCAAGCACTTGCTCCAAGGTCTTTTTGATTTCTGTAACCGTCGTCTTTTTTCGAACTACCTTGCTACGTTTTGTTTCTGTCATCGCAGGATTGGCTGTGTTTGGACCTATTTCTTTGACAATGGCACGCATTGCATGGTTCCGCATCGTCTTGGTAATCAATGCTTCTGCATTACGCACCATGTTTGGCACGATACCATTAAGTTTATATGCACCACCCTTCAGTTTGCGAGATGGATCCCCAACACGACCGACCCCACCACTGGTTGGACCTATCGGTGTTGCCGACAGCGTTGAGTCATCGCCCTGCATCAGCCTGTAAAATGGCAGGTAGTCACCGAAACGCTTCCAGCTTTCTGCTTGGTTCTGCGTTAGGTACTTACCATCGACTGCAAACTGTAGCAGGTCATTGTTAAAATCCACATACTGTTGACGCGCTACTTCAAACTCTGGATAGAGCCTGCCAAGATCTAGCAGGTCTATAATCTCCATAGGCGTAAGAAGTTTCTCCCTGCCTTCCGCTTGTAGTCTGCGTGCCCGATATGCGTACATGTATGCACCCCATAGATGCATCCCAGCATCACCGTGCATCTTGGCGATAGGCTCTATAATTTTTACAAGACCGGGCTTGCGAATGATGTTGCCATCTGCATCACGGTATTCTTCTCGACCTTGTTCTGTAAATTTCGGAACACCGTTGACTAATGATTCCGCAACCATGTCAGCTGTATCATGTGCCACTCTAGCAAGTCGATAGCCTCGCTCGGCTCCAGCACCAGCAATCGCCATGTACGGGTCGAGTGTCTGGGCTAGGATCTCCTGCCTGTTGCTGACCGTGTTAACGATCAAGTCTCTGATCGCACCAAAGACAGAGCTAACACCCGACACGGACCTGTCGGATATCTTATCGGCTGTAGCCTGCTGATTTTCGGTGAGCTTGGAGAATAATATATGCTCTGGTTGTTCCTGAACTTCAGGCTCTTTTAATTTACCTTTGGAATCAAACGTAGCAACATTTACATTTGTTAATGTCTGCCCTACTTGTTGCCTTGCAGTTCCTCTTGGCGCTGGCGAAGCCAAGCCTTGTGCCATTCTGGCAGATGCGATGGTATTTCCAATTGATTCGCCGCCAACCGTTGGTCCAGACGCTCCCTCTGCTGTCGTGAGTGACGAAG